CGAGGTTTTGATTAACTTGTTGCCCCATACCAAATCCAAGATTACTAAGTTGACCTAACTGGTTAGCTGCTCCTAATCTTTGTTGTGCGCCTTGTAGACCTGCGCTTTGATTAGCTAGTGAAGCCTGTAACTCTCTGTTTATGTCACCAATGCCACCTTGTTGATTTGCTAATTGACCTTGCATGTTGTTTTGTATATCTTGCATAGCCATTTGTTGAGCATTTGCATAGTTAGCTTGTCTTAATCCACTTGATGATTTAGCAAGTTGTTCAAGTGATCCTCTACCTAACTCAGCGCCTTGTATTCCATGACGTGATCCACCAAAACTACCAGCTGCTTGTGCTTGTGCTGATAATTCGTTTAGTCCTATTTTAGCTCCTCTTAAAATATCAGCTTCATTTTGCTTTATAACTGAATCTGTGTAAGGATTCATGTAAGGGTTTAAATTTGTACTAGCAAGAGTTTGTGGAGTCACACTCGCACTTGATCCTACCGTACTAACTTGTTGAGGTGTGTAACCCATGCCAACAGCAGTACCCATACCTGCACCTTGAATGCCTTGTGCCGCTAAGCTATTAATGTTTGGTGGTGCTGTTTGTCCACCTGGTAATGGTGATCCTGCCATTTCTTATCTCCTATCTAATGTTTCGGTAATAACTATCTTCAAAAACGCTACTATGTGGATTTGCATTATATTTTTTCTCTAAATTTGGTGCATCGCCAGGCAAAACTGAAATCGTTCCTCCTGAATTTGCTACAAATGTTTGTTCTACAGGGGTAGTAGCCACCCCACTCACTTTCCCGAATGTGGATTTCCTCCATAAGTGCTACTTCTTCTAGGTTGATAACTAGACATTGCGTTTTTCATTGCAACCTCTTTTTTATAATCTCTACCAGTAGAAACCGCAGGTGCTGCATCAGCAGTTAAATAATTTACTGGTTCTCTATTTTTTTGCATTTGTCTAGCTAAGCCTCCACCACCACTTGGACTTCTACCATTTGGTGATCCACTAGCCATCATAGTATCTTGGGTAATACCACGAGCCGGTGATGGTCTTGCCATTGGCGCACTTCCACCTCTACCTCTACCACTATTTCTTGATGCATTTAGTTGTGCCATTGCATTAGCACCAAATAAAGAATCATATAATGCAACAGCTTCAGGTTGCGCCGCTTTTGTATCTGCAAGTGCCTGATCATATATAGGCATTGAGCTATACCCTGAAAACCCATTAAAATCTGTAGGTGTTGGCATTCCAGTTGTTGCTGTTAATGTACTGTTCGGATCAAGCAAACCAAAAGCCTTTGCTGCACCAATATTGTTATTCATCGCTGCGTTTTGTGTTGCATTAAAAGCTGCAACTTCGGGCCCGCGATATGGCATGTACTCAATTCTTTGTACATCTTCAGCACGTTGTAAGTTTCTAATCGCTGGTTGTTTTATCCAATCAGGTACTTCTGTCTTAGTAGTTTCACTTCCACCTTTTCCGCCGCCACCACTCATCTCAAAACTCCTTTATTAATGTTGTAAACTGTTCTGACCATCCTTTAGATTTTAAAACTTTCTTCCATCCTTTACGACCTGCTACTGTCATGCCATTACAGCCTTGTTGTTTACTCCATGCCATTGCATCATCATGCATGTCTGTAATTTGCTCTATTCCTTGTCCTTGATCTCCACCCGCTAAGAAAACATGCAATACTTTCTTATTAGGATACACTACAATCTCTGTTACTGCACAACCGTTTGCGCCACCCCAAAGTTGCATATGTCCACTTATTATCCCATCAACAATGTCTTTAAAGTCATGAGTATTACCTCCTTTGTTTAAAGCTGACTGTATCCAGTCTTTGCATCTTATTAATTCTTCTTCTAGTTTCATGGATCGTATTTTAATTTAACCCAAGCACCATTCTTGCTAACTACAACAGCGTTTTGCGCTTCATCCCACATAATAATGCCATCTTGTGTAGCTTTGCTGTCAGCGTTATAAAACTGTAACTTGTTTCTTGTTGTTGTTAAAAAGCTATTTAATCTTTCACCCCACGGTTTCCAATCTGATCCTAAAGGTGGTGGAGGAGTTTGTGTACTCATCGCCTACCCCCTGCGTTAGCTTCTATTCTCATAACCCCTGATCTCCAGTTGTCATTACCAGTACCTTGTACTTTTATTCGTACTTGTCTACCTTGAAAGCGCACATCTGTAGGATTACCAAGAGTAAAAGCACCATGTGATGACTCGGTATCATTAGGATAAAAACGTGTCTTAAAGGTAACTGCAACTTGTCCTTGTGTTTTTTCGTCAGGAATAAGCTGTGTTACTTTCATAATGCTATCACCGTTCCCAATGCTAATTGAACCTGACTCAGCATATGGTTTTGTTGATCCTGTATGCGTGTATCCTGTTTCTTGATTATAAATATTACCACTAGCATCACTCCATATAGGATTGCTAAATACACCTTGATCTACACCTGATGTTCTGTCTAAATCTCCAGTTGTCCAATGCGCTTCTTTATAATCTAATGCCACATATCTGTCGTTCTCCGTTGATGTACCTGAAGGATAAAACCACCATATTTCACTATGTTGTGAGTTGTGAACAGCGTAAACTTTACTAATTTGCGATGGGTTCATATCATCAAACACATAGTCAGATACTTCACAGTTAATTTCTTTTGCTACTGATCCATCAAATGTAAAGAAACCTTTTTTACCCATCCAAAAAGCGCCTTCATCAATTGCTACAGCACCACGTCTTGATGCAACACCACATGCTGTACCAACTCTTTCAAAGCCATAAACAAATGGTGCGCCTGAATATTGCGCTATATGAGCATCATTGTCTGTCAGTATAAGTGTTCTACCTCTCATGCGTAATCCACACATTATTTGACCTACTGTCTGTAACTCAAAATCACCCGCTTGGTTTGTAGCTGATGGTGTCCATGACGTATTGTTTTCTTGATCACACCAAGATATTTTTCGAGGATTACCACCTGAACCTAATGCAAACACAAATCGTTCTTCTGTAACTACTATACCTTTATTGTTTACTGGCGCATTAGCTACTACCTGTGCAACAACTCCTGTGTTTAATTGCCATTCATATATCTTGCCATCTTTAGATGAACATGCCATAAGGTATTCACCCCATGTATCTAATGACCATGTCGTGGCTTCTTGGTAAACACCTGTGCTTGTTGGTGCTGAACCCCAATTTCCATATCCATAAAAACCACCACCATAACCAAGATTTAATGATCCGTTAAGATTTCCTGATGTTAATCCTGATGGTGTTATGTCGTATACTGTGCTAGAAGGATTTACATAATATAATTTGTTGTACGTACCACTTGCTAAATATGAATCGCTTGAGTTGTCCAACCATGAAATCATAGCTCTTGGCGCTGATGCAAATGCACTAGCTTTTCTAGTTGTCCATCCACCAACAGGTCGCATTGATCCATCGTGCCATCTAACCAAACTGGCATCTCTCCATCTGTTTGATGCTTCAAAATCTGTACCGTTTCGATATTGCCCCGGTGGTAAGTCTAAAGGTATTAATGCCATATTAAGCCGCTATTTGTGTCCAAGTTACAGAGTTATTAGTTATTAACTCCCATTTCTCTCTACCAATTGTAGCTGTTCCTGATGTAGATGATACTATACCACCGACACGCTGTACTCTGTTGCACGTTGCTGTAATACTTGACTCAGGTTGCGTAACTGCATGACCTTGAAATATTTTCTCTGAGTCACTTGCTGTGCTTGAGTTTGTAGAATTATTTGGTGTTGTTGCTGTGCCACCCATTCCTGAATGCAAAGAACAATAGTAAAACAGGTCAGGCGTTCCATCTGCTACAACTATTGTAGACTGCGTTGATGAGTTATGCGTTACACCTGTTGTATATTCTGTTCCACTTGCATGTGTACCATTAGAGGTAGTAGAAAATCTTAATGGATGTCCTGATGGGTAATTAAACACATACGTGTTGCCTTCAACTAAGAATTGTGCTTCTTGTTGTACGCCATTTATAAAGTATTTATTAGCACCACTCACACTAGCAACAGTTACCTCGTTTGTATGAGTGCTACTCGTTGATGCAATTCCACCTCTTGTAGCAAATCCGAGTACGGTAATACTGGCTACTGCTGTTGGTACACCTGATCCAAATCTAACACGATTACATATCGCAGCGCTTGTTGATGCAACACTAACAGTCGCTGATGCGCTTATCATAAACACACCATTTGCAGTAATTGTCGCTACTGCGTTAGCTGTCTGTGGACTTGTGCGAACACGCATCACACTTTCAGTCACGCTAGATGTAGTAGTCGATGTAGCTTGACCTGTTCTTACTCTTGCACCATTACCAGTAGTTGTAACTGTAGTAGTTGAAGCACCATCAATAAGTGCTGAACCTTCAGGTACACGTCTAACACCGACAGTCATTCCTGAGCTAACAGTTGCAGTAGCTGTTGCAATTCTTACTCTAGCACCTACTGCTGTTGCACTTGAGGTTGCTGTGACTACTGTTTGTAAGTTGTCATCACCATCAAATACACCAACACCATACTGCCAATCGCCATAAAGACGAGAAGAAGTATCTTCAATAATAACTACTTCACCACTACAAGTGGCACTAGATGTCACAGTCGTAGAAGCATCGCCACCCATAGTGACAATCCAATTTACACCATTAGCACCTGAAGTAGCAGTTACTGTAGCAGAAGCATCCTTTACATCACCTGTACTTGATCCCCATGAGCGTAAACCGTAATACGATTCACCATACTCAAAAGCCATTTACTTAATTAGTTAAGTGTAATGTCTAGGTCACCTGATGGCACACGAA